AGTCATAGTACCACCAGCTTTAGGTAGTGCTGCAACACCTGTAGCTATATCCGTGTTAATTGAGTTGGCTAATTTAGCAGCAGTTACATTGTCATCTAAAATCTTTGCTGTTGTTACTGCGTTGTTTTGAAGTTCTGAAACTGTAATCGCATTTGCAGCAATGTCCTCTGCAACAATAACATCGACTCCGAGCTTTGCCGAAGTAATAGAATTGTTGGCAAGGTGGGCTGTGTCTATACTTCCATCTATATAGTGTTTACTATCTATTGAATTGTCTGGCAATACATTAGCAATGGTAACTTTCTTAGAAGTTCCGCCATCGTTAATTAGTAGTTCTTCAGCACCATCCGTGTTAGTTAATGCTGTTAGTGCTGATACTTTTATTTGTGCCATTTGTTACTCCGCTATAATGTAGTAATTTAAAGAATCGTTATTAAGATCAAACAATGTTTCGGTTGCTAAATAAAAACCATTTTCTGTTGTAAATTCTGTAGCTAATGTTTGAGTAGGATCAAATTCTCTTTCCCATTGCCTTTTGTTAGCTACCATAGCAAAAGCTTTTTGCCTTTTCCAATACATCTTAGCCATTAAAGTCTAAACCTTAGTTTTCTGCGACCAATTCTTTGCCTTTCTGTTAAAGACCTTATTTCTTCTTGAATTTCTTTAATAAGAGGAGAATACTTTGTGATAACTTTGTCATTCTTTTTCTTACTAATTCCCCCAAATGGTGTGCCTTCATACGAGCCACCTTTAACTCCAGTTTTAGAGTCTCCAGGAGTTTTTGTAGACTTGTGTTCATAGTCATATTCTGTAGCCTCTTTTTTGTTTTTCTCGTTGTTTGATTTAAGTTGTTTACCACTATAAGTAGGTGCTTTTGCTTCTGATTTAATGTCCTCATGCTCTTCATCAGAGTCCATAAGACCATCTAGCATATCCATTAAAGAGTCTAATTCTGTTTCTGGCTCTGGATCACTAGCAAAGCTAAGTGCGTTTTCTGCAAGAAACTCATCTATAGAGGGAGTATCTTCATTGTTTTCATCATAATATTCGCTGTAAGTCTCATTTAACATTCTTGACCAGATTTCCATAATTCTGGCTTTAAAGCGATCTATTTCTAATAAACTAGAAGTGTCTGATTTTTCAATAGTATCTTTAAATATGTCCATTAAATTTATCTGTTCCTAATCGTTTACGCTCTCGCATGTTAAAAAGAGTATCTTGATTGCCAAAATGAGGCTGTGTACCTCTGACACTTATTTTAAAGTTACCTTTTTGTCCACATTCTGGACATTCTTTCTTCTGTAACCTGTCTTTCATAGAACACATTTCATCAAAAACATGGCTATCTTTACATTGGTATTCGTAAATAGGCATAATTATTGTCTAATTAACTTAGAATAACCCCCTCGTAAGAAGGGGTTACAACTCAATTAACTACTATGAGCCTGGTACAACAAAAGCAACACCAGCATCGTTACGCAATTCAGCAACACCGTAAAGTGTGTCTGAAGTGAATAAGTCACCTAGCCATTCTTGTTTGTACTGTGTCTGACTTCTTACGCCAACTTGCTCTGCTAGAACTAGAGCATCTTTGTGCATAATTACGCCAACTCTATCTGCGCCAGAGTTACCAGAAGCAGTAGGACATGAAGTAGAGATGTAAACATCCATACCGTAGATCATTCCAATCTTGCCTGTTTTAATTGCATCACCGTTACCAATAAACTGTTGCTCAGTAAATCTGTTAAGACCTAACAAGTCATTTGCAGCTACTGGAGGCATTACAATTACACGATTGTCCATAGGAACATCCGCATTATCTAGCTTTAAGATTAACGCTCTAATACCAGCATCCGTAATGTCTGCTGCGTTAGATGAGTTACCTGTATAAAAAGCTGCACCAGTAGAACCAATGTATGCTTTTTCATACGAGTTTGCTGCTGCTCCACCGACTGTACCGCCTTGAAAACCTTCAACTAAAGCAAATAGATCAGAGTCAACTTGTTTTGCTAGTGCAAAACCAGCATCATCCGTGTAGAACTTTCTCATTGAAGCTAATGCTTGAACTTCTGCAATATCTTCAATTAGCTTAGAATACTCGTAATGCTTATTGATTGTGACTGTTACTGCTGTGTTAGTTGCTGCTGACAACACGACTTGTGTATTAGCTGCTTTCGCACTTGCTGCACCCCTTGCTGGTACTGGGATATAAATCGTATCACCTTTCTTACCTTTGTGTGATAACTTGGTGACTAAATTAGCCAACACAAGATTTGTTTTGTAAGCACCTATAACTTCATCGCTCCACAATTCTGGGATGAAGTTATTGGCAACCGCAGCTGTTACGCCATTAGTTCCTAACGCCATGTTTCTTCTCCTGTTATAGTATTATTATTTGATCCTACCTTCGGCATACGCTGACTGAATTTCATCAGCAAGTGATGCGTAACGGTTTGGATCAGTTACCTGCAAGTTGATTAAATCAGCCCTGCGGTATATTTTTTTGCCACCTAAACTAGAATCTGAAGTTGAACGAGTCTCAGAACTTGTTGCTTTTAGTGCTTTATCTCTTTTATCCGTCTCTTGCTTCTGAACCTCTTTTGTCTTGTCAATCATGTTGACTTTATCGAACATATCGAAGAGTTCTATTGCGTAGTCAGGGCGATAATCACTATCTGCTTTTTTAAACATTTCAGTTCGTATTGTTGATTCACCTACCCAATCTTGGAACTCTTTTTGAGCCACTTTTGTCTGCCAATCTGGGTATGCTTTCTCTAAAACACTTACTTGATGTTGCTGTGCCTGGATTTTTCGGTCATTTCTTGCTTCAATTAACTCTGGATGATTTTCAATCGCATTATCTAATGCCCCTTTTGGGTCACTATAAAATTGATCTTCAAAGTTAACTGGTTCTTCTGTTGGTGGAGCAGCTTGCGTTGCTCTAGTCTGTGCATCCATAAGGCTTTGAATTAAGCGCCTTTGCTCGCCAACTTCGTTGGCTTGCTTGCCTACCATCTTCTCTACATTTTGATGCATTTCTATTAAATCTTCGTTAGATTTACCAGCATATTTTTCAGGAACTTGATATTCAGGTTGTTGAGCTTCCTCAGTCTGTACATCTTGTGTTACTTGTTCTTGAAAATCTGTTATTGGTGCGCCTTCTGAAGGTGCTTCGTTTACTACTATACTCATTGTTTTCTCCGCCCCAGTAGGGTTATGAAGTGATTAGATTTGGAGTCGTAAAAGGAGTTACTCTTCTTCTGATTGTTCCAAGTTGATTTTTGTTGTGTTCTCAAGGGTTAATAAAAACCGCAAGATATTCAACTGACCTTTAGCTTCCCAAAGGTCTTTCTCATCAGACATTGTGTCGATATCTACTACATTAGTCTGAATGTTTTTTAAATCAGCAATAAGATCAAGCCATCCTTCTGACTCCATCATTGCTAATCTATCTTCTATAAAACGGTTATCTGTTTTTGCCATAGATAATTATCGCTTTATTGAAAGTTTCCGTTTATAACTGATTTTGTACCAGCTTCTCTAGCTTTAGCTAGGTTTAATATAGTCTCAGATTGTAAATGATCTACTTCTGGTATGTTACGAGCAGTCTCAGAACGCTTATTCTCTATATCAGCAGCCATCTTCTCTATGGTTATCTGATCTTTCTGAAGTTTAAGTATCTTCTGTTGGAAGTCCATTTCACTAGGCTGATTAATCATAGCTTCAGACTGCCACTTCATAGATTTAGCTTGTTCTTCTTGTGCTTCTGCTCTAGTCTTTTGAATGTTTGCTTCAAGCTGCTGCATTTCTAATTGCATGTGTGCTTGTTGCATCTGTTGTTCTTCTGGATTTGGCTCATTGCCTTGCATAAGCGCATTAACAATTTGATCTCTATTGTGCATAGAAGAATTTTGGAATGTTGCTAACAAGATAACATTAAAAGCAGGAGAGTCTTTAGGAATGGCTTGTAACATCTGCACCATTTGCTGCATCTCTAATTCTTTAGCCATAATGCCCATTGTTGAGTATGGTACAAACTTATAATCAGTAACAGGATAGCGGTCTACATCAAATTGTATCTTCCTATACATAGCTTTGTTAATCATTGGTATAAGGAATGTATTTTGAAAGTTCATTAAGGTGCGTTTCTGCCTTTTAATTGCAGCAGACTGCATCATTGACATACCACTAGCAGTATCATTGCCTGCACTACCTGTATCTGCACTTCCCGTACCCATTTGTATCATATTTTGCAGCGCTGTAACCTGCAAAAATGTTGTTTGGTCAGTTGTACCCATATCTAAAGGCATAATAGCTTCTCTAGGAGAGCCATTTGTTAATATTGTTTTACCTGGGCGGATTTCAAACTTAATACCTCGTGGCAATCGAGTCGCATCGGCAGCCATCATTGGCGTAGTAGTTAAAGCCAAAGAATCAATCCTTGCTCTCATCTCTGCATCTAATGCTTTTTGTGGATTGTAGCCTTTTTCACAAACGCCTCTACCCCAAAACTTGTTTGGTACGCAGTCATGTTGATATGAAATAAAAGGGCGGTCTACCATCATAAAAGCGTTCTCTTCTACTCGCAAGATGTACTCATCATTTACTATAGTAACGACAGCTTCTACTAATTCATCAGACTTATTGTATTCAAAATCATCTTTATCTGCTTTAGCTTTTAAAAAGCGCTTCGGAACTTTACCCCAATACTCTGTAATCTTAACGGAGTCCGATTCATCAGAATTTCTAGTCTCTGGATCGTAAGAAAAACGAGCTGATTGATAATCACCATCAATAGGAACATCTCTGTATACGCCAGAGCGTATTCCTTCAATAACATGGTATCTAGGCTT